ATCTACATTTACTGCTAACGTATACGGAGAAGGCATAATACGTTCTACTGTGTAATTTTTTCCTTGTGTGTTGAGATATTCTTTGTTAGTATCGTCATAAGCTCTTTCTCTTATATGGACCTTACTAACATAACTAGAATCTGCTGTTCTAGTTCTATCCTGTTCTAATGAAGTAATGTAGACTGCCATTCTAGGAGCAGAAGGTATTTTATTTTCACTGTTATCTCTTATAATATTAGCAACCTGGCGTGTCATATCCCCATACATCACAGGCACTTGTACTTCTCTGCCTTCGCCGTCTTTGTACTTAAAATTACTAAACAGTCTTATAAGCTGAGTAATATATCTTCTAATTTGTCCATCATAAAAATGTTGCATTATTCGTTATCCGGTTTGGCTTTTAAAGCATCTGCTAGGCTCTGTCTTTCTTTTACAGTTTCGCCGCCTATGCTAGAAGTAGCTGTGTTATTAACAAACGATGTTCTTTGTGTTTGTTTAGAATCAGTATTGCTTAGGTTAACTCTAATATTGTCTTCCATTTTGACCCACCTTTGCCCGTCATATCTAAATAATCTGTTAGGAAATAAATCTGTCCGTAAAAAGTAATCTCCAGTAACACTACCAGTTGGAAAACCTATTCCGCTACCAAATGCTTCTCCGTTTGGTGCTATACCATCTCCTATGAGATAACCTTCGTACCCTTCCCTTTCTGGTGTTTGATGTATCCTGTCTGCTAATTCATTTTGTGTGCTGGCATCTAATGTGCTTGTATCTGTTGTGACAAGTTCTGTAACGCCTCTTTCATCTACTTGTAGAGTATATAAATGACTTGTTTCGTAACCTGATTTTCCTGAATCTGCTTCTGCTTGTTTTACAACAGCATCATTAATTTCTTTTTCTGTATTGTAGGTTGACAGCAAATCTCTTAATGTTTTGTCACTGCCTTCTTCTGCTTTCGCATCAAGTATGTCTTTGTATTCCTGTGAATCAACAATCTGTTTTAATTTTAATCTATAAAGATGTGGATACCAAGTTTGTGTAAATCCTTCGCTGGCTCTGTTTACATCTTCGACTACATAGAATCTTTTTAATGCTAGATCAAAATCATTTAATGCGTGTGGATCCTTCAAGTGTGGAAGCTCTATCACATCTCCTGACATTATTTTTCTACCTAGTGCTTTTACAGTATAATTTATAGGAACTGTCATAAACACGATATCTTGGGATAAAAATAATCCAAATTGGGATAAGTCAAAGTCTATATCAGCAACATTATAGATGCCTCTAATTGTATAAACATTTGGATCATATTTCCTATCTCTATTTTCTAGGAAAATCATATCTTGAATGTTGGTTTCTTTGACAGCATCGTATGTAGGAGTACCTGCTGTAGCTTCTCCTTCAGCTGGATTTTTAGGGCCTAGATACTTGTGTACAAATACGTCTGTACCACCTATAGTGAACATCTCTTCAATATTCTTGTCTAAAAACTGATAATCTTTTCCCTTTTCGGGTTTATATAAACTGAGTCTTGGCATAACATAACTATTTATCAGAGCATAAATACTGTAGCAAGGAACGAATATGCCAACTAATTTAAAAAGTAAAAAACAAGAAGTTTTCAAATATGTCGAGCTTAATTTAGGCGGAGGCATGATAGATGTTGAATTAGATCCAGATCATTACGAAACTGCTCTTAATGCGGCTTTATCTAAATTTAGACAACGATCAGATAATTCAGTAGAAGAATCATACATGTTTTTACCGCTTGTTATAGATCAAAATGATTATACTTTACCACAGGAAGTAATGGAAGTTAGACAAGTATTTCGTAGAAGCATAGGAAGTAGATCAGGAGGGGGCGACGGAGGCACATTGTTTGAGCCTTTTAATTTAGCATACACTAATACCTACTTACTGGCAAGTTCCAATATGGGCGGATTAGCAACTTACAATGCTTTTGCTGGATACCAAGAATTGGTAGGAAGAATGTTTGGATCATTTATAGAATTTAAATGGAATACTGTTACTAAGAAAATAACCATATTACAACGTCCAAGAGCAGACGAAGAAATACTTCTTTATGTTTACAATTATAGACCAGACTTTGAATTGCTAGATGATTATCTAGCCCAACAATGGATAAAAGATTATACACTCGCAAAGTGTAAGTACATGCTTGGAGAAGCACGTAGCAAGTTTGCCACTATTGCTGGACCACAGGGCGGATCTTCCATGAACGGCGATGCTTTGAAAACAGAAGCACAATCAGAAATTGAAAAGCTAGAAGCAGAAGTAGCAACACAAGTAGGCGGCGGCGCAGGATATAGCTTTACAATTGGTTAAATTCCACTTGACAATCTAAAACTTTTCAGTTAAAATAACTACTATTACGTAAGGATTCACTATGATAATTGGTTTATGTGGACTCATTGGAAGTGGTAAAGGTACTGTCGCTGATATCCTTGTAGATGATCACAAATTTGTAAAAATAAGTTTTGCTGACAAGCTAAAAGATGCTGTGTCTACAATGTTTGACTGGGATAGACAGATGCTAGAAGGAGAAACTCCTGAAAGTAGATCCTGGCGTGAACAAGAAGATGATTTTTGGACCAAAGAAACAGGGCGTAGAATTACGCCTAGATTAGTGTTACAGGAGTTTGGTACAGATTGTATGCGTAATGGATTTTTTGACGGTGTATGGGTAAGTTTTGTTCGCAAAAAAATACTAGAAAATCCGGATAAAAATTTTGTCATTCCTGATGTAAGGTTTAACAACGAAGCAGAGATAATTCAAGCTATGGGTGGTAAAGTGTGGTGTGTAAAACGCGGTCCTGATCCATTATGGTTTAGGCAATATGTTGATTTAGACATAGAACCAACAGACGTACATCCTAGCGAATGGCGTTGGGCTAAAGTAGCATTTGAACATAATATTTACAATGAAGGTACTATTGATGATCTTAAAAATCAGGTACGAGGTCGCCTTGCTTCCACTTTACGTCTTTCTTCTGTAAAAGCCTCTGGCAATTAGCACAAATTGTTTTTAAATTACTGTAATGTGTATTAGTCAATTTACCATCAATATGGTAAACATTAAACTGTTCAAGATGACCTTTGAAGCCACACTTATCACATTCATTTTTCATTCTATATCCAGATTTGTACCAGGTGGGTATTCCATGTCCTTTACCATTATGTAGACATGACTCACATTGTTTCCTATAATATGTTTTGCCAGCCTTTTTGTAGTTAACCGCGGCTGGACGTTTATTACAATATAGACATAAAGGACGCATAACGTATTTACCATCCCTTTTTGCCCCCTTTTATTATGTTATTTCTTGGTATATTTTTATAAAGATGACTAAATACATACAACAGTTGATATACAGGAGAACAAAATGGCATCATTAATATCACCAGGTGTAAATGTTAGTGTTATAGACGAAAGTTTTTACACCCCAGCTGAACCGGGAATGACTCCTATGGTGTTTGTTGCATCTAGACAGGATAAAACAAACGCGGCAGGGACAGGTACAGCCAGTGGAACTACTAAAGCAAACGCTGGAATACCACAACTAATTACATCACAAAGAGACTTATCTGATAAGTTCGGAGATCCAGTCTTTGAAACAGATAACAATAATAACCCTATAAACGGCGGCGAATTAAACGAATACGGTTTACAAGCGGCTTATTCTTTCTTAGGTGTAGCAAATAGAGCTTTTGTTACAAGAGCAGACATAGACCTAAATGAGATTACGCCAAGTGCTTCTGCTCCGGCGGCGGCTCCAGCAAACGGAACATTCTGGTTTGATACTGCTTTAACAAAATATGGAATTTTTGAATGGAACGGAAATGCTGTAACTGTAACAGGTGGACAGTCATTTACCAACAAAGTTCCAACAGTAATTACTTCTAAATCAAATTTAGTAGGTGAATCCAATACAGGAATACCAAAAGGTTCAGTAGGACAGGTAGGCGACTACGCTGTTGTAACTACAACTACAAGCAACAAAGTATACTACAAAAATACTGACGGTGCTTGGGTAAAAGTTGGTTCATCTGATTGGGTAAAGAGCTGGCCAACAATTGAAGGGGCAACAGCTAATCCAACATTAACTAACGGACAAACAATTATAATTAACGGAACTACTGTAACACTTTCAGGTACAGATGTTGCGGCAATGGTACTAGCGATTACCGGAGCGGCAATTACAGGTGTATCAGCAAAAAGTGTAGACGGCAAACTTAATATCTACAGTGACGGAAGCTCAACAACTGACGGTTCAACAGACGACGATGGTGCCATTTCCATTGCGGCTGGACAAACTGGTACATTGTTAGCTGACTTAGGTATCACAGCAGGAACTTACTATGCTCCTGCGTTAGAAATTGCTCCACATACGGCTGTTCCAGCGTTCAAGACTGCAGACACAAAAACAAGACCTTCAGGTTCTGTTTGGTTTAAAACTACAGATGCTAACTTGGGTGCTAATTACAAAGTTAAAGTATACAATACTACAACTAAACTTTGGGTAGATCAATCTGCTCCAGTTTACAAAACACACGAAGCGGCTTTATTCAATTTAGATAAAGCAGGTGGTGGTATAAATCTTGCTGTAGGTGCTACATACATTCAAGCACATACAACACTAGCAGAAAATGAAGAATTTGATTTCACTATTTTTGCTAGAAACGTATCAGGATCTACTACTATTACTTCAAGTGCTATTACAGCAAGTACATTTGCGGCAGGCACATATAACTTTACACTAGCGGAAAGTAAAGTAGGACAAGCGGCTTTAGATTCAGGTGTAGCTTTATCATTCGTAGCAACAGGTGCTACAGCAGATGCTGACTTGTTTGCTAACGCAATTAACGCACATGGTTTTACAAACATACAAGCAAGTGTAGACGCAAGTAACAGACTAGTTATTTCGCACAACGATGGTGGCGAAATGCGTATCAAAGACACAGATAGTGCTTTTGCTAACGCTGGTTTTAGTGCTTATAACTATAGCACAAAATTAGGAACAGCAAATCTTTACACAGCACCAACTGGTGATAGTGCTTATGATTTCCATGTTTCAAATTGGAAAATTTTAACTTACAATGCTGGACCTAATGCTCCAACATCATTAACAACAAACGGTAGACTATGGTACAGTTCAATTGTTGACGAAGTTGACATAATGGTACATGATGGAACTACATTTAGAGGATATCAAAATGTTTATTCTTCAGCTGATCCAGAAGGACCAATTATAAGTGCTACAGAGCCAACACAACAATCAGACACTACACCACTAGTAACAGGAGACATATGGATTTCAACAGCTGACTTAGAAAGCTATCCAGAAGTTTACAAATACAATGCTGATCTTCAAAAATGGTTAGCTGTAGATGAAGGTGATCAAACTACAGAAGATGGTATTTTATTTGCTGATGCTAGATTTGGTACAAGTGGCGGAACTAACGGAACCAACGGTGAAGCACCAAAAGGGACGATCAAAGAACTATTAGTAAGTGACTTCTTAGACTTTGATGCTCCAGATCCAGCACTTTATCCAAAAGGCATGTTGTTATGGAACTTGCGTAGAAGCGGATTTAACGTTAAAAAATTCGTTAGAAACTATGTAGACTTGACAGCTAAAAATGTTAGACAAAATGATGAGAGCATGGCAACTTATTATCCACACAGATGGGTGACTGAGTCTGCTAATCAGCCAAACGGTAAAGGTAGCTTTGGAAGAAAAGCACAGCGTAAAGTTGTAATTCAAGCGTTACAATCATTGGTAAACAGTAACCAAGAGATTAGGGACGATGAATCAAGACTATTCAACGTTATGGCTACACCAGGTTATCCAGAACTTATCGGTGAAATGATAGCACTTAACAATGATAGAGGCTTAACAGCATTTATTATTGGTGACTCACCATTTAGATTAGAATCAGATGGAACTACTTTAAACAACTGGGGTAATAATACTGCTCTTGCTGTTGAAGATAACGATGACGGACTTGTTTCAAGAGATGAATACTTAGGTGTGTTTTATCCTAGCTTATTCACAAGTGACAATGCCGGAAATAACGTTGTTGTTCCACCAAGTCATGGTATAATGAGAACTTTTGCTTTAAGTGATCAAGTATCGTTTCCATGGTTTGCTCCAGCAGGTACAAGACGTGGTGGCATAACAAATGCTAGTGCGGCAGGATTTGTAGACGCCGAGGGTGAATTTAAATCAATAGCATTGAACGAAGGTCAAAGAGATACATTGTATTCTTTAAATATTAATCCGATTACATTCTTAACAGGAGCAGGATTAGTAAACTTCGGTCAAAAAACTAGAGCAAGAAACGCAAGTGCTTTAGATAGAATCAACGTAGCACGTTTAGTAATTTACTTAAGATCACAACTTAAGAAACTAGCTAAACCATATATCTTTGAACCAAATGATAAGATTACACGTGATGAAATCAAGGCACAAGTTGATAGTTTAATGTTAGAGCTTGTATCACAAAGAGCATTATATGACTTCTTAGTTGTGTGTGACGAATCAAACAACACACCATCTAGAATTGATAGAAATGAACTTTATGTAGATATTGCGATAGAACCAGTAAAAGCTGTGGAGTTTATATACATTCCATTGAGACTTAAAAATACTGGAGAAATAGCAGGACTATAAACGGATAAATAAAAGTAATAGGAGCATATAGAATGGCAATTTCAACACTTTCAAAGTTAACAGTACCCTTAGATAGTAACT